GTGGGGATGATTGGACTATTTATTTAGAACCATCAGGAGAAGTTGGCAAAAAAGGTATTAAAGTAAATTTAAAACCAGGTGATATGTTAGTCTATTCTGGTTGTGAACTAGAACATTGGCGAGAAAAGTTTAAAGGAAAAGATTGCGTACAAGTATTTCTTCACTATAACAATAAAAAAACTCCAGGGTCTAAGGATAATATGTTTGATAAACGTCCTCATTTAGGTCTTCCATCTTGGTTTAAACGATAATAGTTAAAATGTCTAATACAGTATGCATACCCTTTGGTGAGCCAATCATAAAGTACAATGATTTAAATATTGATAATAAAACTTTATTAAAAGAATTAAAAAATATAGAGATGAGAGATACAAAAGAAAATGAAGGTACTTTCATTTCTAAAGACATAAATATATTTAAGTATATAAAAAATGGTCAAAGTATAGAGAATACTTTTTTAACTCGTATTAGAGATGCTGTAATAAAATTAGATTACAATACTGATATTGCCATAGGTAATTGTTGGCTTGCAATGACTAAACCAAAAGCAATGTCTCATTATCATTTACATTCAAATTATTGGTTAAGTGCCTGCTATTATCCAATGGGAGATAAAAAAGATAATTTTGGAATTGAATTTAAAAGACCTACTCCTTTAATTTTTGATATACCTAGATCAAACTTTGGAACTTTTAACTCATTAACTTTTCAACTCAGAGTAACAGCAGGAGATTTTATTGTTTTTCCATCTTATCTAGAACATAGAATTTTAACAAATAGTACAAAGATAAAAAGATATAGTATGGCTATGGTTATTAACCCAACAGGAAAAATTGGAACAGGTGATAGTAGTATTGATTACAGCCCTTTGTATAGATAATATGTTTGACAAACGTCCTCATTTAAGTCTTCTATTTTGGTTTAAACGATGATATATAGTAATTTTGGAGTATAAGACTGCCACTCTTATATTATTTATATTTTAGTATAATTTTACAATTTTTGTTATATAATAAAAATTATGCCATTAACTCAATTAAACTTTCAACCTGGAATAGACACTGAAAATACCGCAACAGGTGCAGAAGGTAAATGGATTGATTGTGATAAAGTAAGATTTCGTAAAGGACTTCCTCAAAAAATAGGTGGTTGGACTAAATTTAGTCCAGAATATTATGTAGGAGTTGGAAGAAGTTTAGAACAATGGTTTGCTTTAGATGGAGCAAGATATGAAGCTCTAGGAACTGATCGTAAAGTATATGTATATCAAGGTGGAGATAATCAAGATATTACTCCTATAAGATCAACAGAAGCTCTTGTTAATGCTATTAGTACTACTTCAGGTAGTGCTATTGTAACTATCACAGATACAGCCCATGAAGCAGATGTAGGTGATTTTGTTACACTAAGTAGTGTAAGTGCCGCTGTTGGTGGAATTCCTGCAGCTACATTAGATGCTGAATATGAAATTTTAAGTATAGCAAATGTTGATGCTTATACTATTCAAAGTAGTGCAACAGCAAGTTCTGCGGTAGGTCCTACTGCTAATTGTACTGTTAATTATCAATTAAATATTGGACCAAGTGAACAAACTTTTGGTTTTGGTTGGGGAGCTGGTACTTGGAATGCAGGTACTTGGAATACTCCTAGAACAACTTCACAAATTACTCTTGATGCAAGGTTATGGTCTATCAATAATTGGGGAGAAGATTTAATTATTACTCAAAAAGATGGTGGAACTTATGAATGGGATACTTCAGGAGGAATGTCAGATAACAGAGCTACTGTTATTGCTAATGCTCCTACTAATTCTACTTTATCTTTAGTATCTACAGAAACTAGACACGTTGTTTGTATGGGAACAGAGACAACTATTGGCAGTACAACTACTCAAGATAAAATGTTTATTCGTTGGTCTGATCAAGAAAATTATAATCAATGGACACCTAATGTAACTAACTCTGCTGGCTCACAAAGAATAGCAGGTGGAAGTGAAATACGTTGTGCAAGACCTGCTAAAGGAACTATATTAGTATGGACAGATACTACTATGCAATCAATGTCTTTTATTGGTCCTCCTTTTATATTTGGTTTTAGACAGTTAGGTAATGAGTGTGGAGCTGTTGGTCTTAACTCTGCGATAGTAATAGATGACGTAGCTTACTGGATGTCTGATGGACAATTTTTTAGATATGCTGGATCAGTTCAAGAAATACCTTGTCCTATATTAAATCATGTATTTGAAAATATTAATAAAACTCAGTATCCACAAGTCTATGCTGCACAAAATTCTAACTTCTCAGAAGTGATGTGGTATTATTGTTCAAGCACCTCTGATCAATGTGATCGTTATGCTATATATAACTATTTAGAAAATTCTTGGTATTTTGGAAATATGGATAGAACTACTTATCAAGATAATGGAGTTGAATTTAATCCTTTAGCTTCAGAGTATTTTCCTACTGATACATCTAATACTATAACTACTATAAATGGATTAACTCAAGGAAGAAGTATAATTTATGCTCAAGAATCAGGAGTGAATGCAGACGGAGCAGCTTTGACTGCTTATATTCAATCAGGTGATGGAGATATAGCTGATGGTGAAACTTTTAGCTTTATTAATAAAGTTATACCTGATTTTCAAAATCAAACTGGTAATGCTGTTATTACATTAAGTGTTAAAGACTATCCTAATGATACAGCTACTGTAGGAGAAACTTTAACCGTTAGCAACACAACTGGGTATCTTAATACTCGTATTCGTGGTAGACAATCTAATATAAAAATACAAAATAATGATATTGATGATAATTGGAGATTTGGTACAATAAGAGTAAATATAAAACAAGATGGAAAAAGATAAATATACTATAAGAAAAGCTAGAATATCAGATGCTGTTCGTATAAGAGAACTACTGAAAACATGGCTTACGGAGGCTCCTTTTAACTTTGGAAACACTAATAATACTAAAGCTTTAGACAATATAGTATTTTACATTAGAAATAGTTTTGTTATAGTAGTAGAATATGAAAATATTATTGTGGGAACACTAGCTGCTAATATTGACGAAACATGGTATAGTGATAAAAAGTTTATGAGAACTTTATGGTTGCACGTGAATCCTAAATATAGAAATTTTAAGATTTTTCGTTCTATAATGATAGTTTTCAAAGAGTATGCATTAGCTAATAAAGTAACTGCTATATGTGAAATTTTTCAAGGTAAGGATCTCGCAAGAAAAGATCAAGCTTTTAATAAATTAGGATTCAAAGTTATCGGAGGAACTTATATAATTAATGGGTAGTATTTTTAAACCAAGCACAACAGTAGTACAAGCACCACAGCAATCATCAACTAGCTATGATATTCCTGAATATTTTAAAGAAATTCAAGAACGAACTTTAAGAACTGGTGAAAAAGTTTTTTCTCAACCATATAAAGCCTATACTGGACAACGTATAGCTCAATTAGATCCTATGGAAACACAGGCAGCTAACGTATATGCTAATCAAATTTTACCTCAATCAGGACAACTTGCTGCAATAGGTAATCAAACTTATGATACTGCAACAGCAGCAACTTATGCCAATCCTTATCAAGATCAAGTTATTTCAGGAGCTTTAGGAGATTTAGAAGAAGCTTATGGTCAAACTCAAAAAGGAATGAATGCACAAGCAATTGGTGCAGGAGCTTTTGGTGGAGAAAGACAAGGCATTGAAAATGTATTAGGAAGAGAAAGATATTTAGATACAGTAGGAGATACATCAGCAAGATTAAGACAAGCTGGTTTTGAATCAGGTTCTAATAGATTTGCTCAAGATAGAGCAGCACAATTACAATCTGCTCAATCTCAAATAGGAGCTTTAGGACAATCAGCTGCAGGACTTGCTGGCTTTGGAACTCAAGCTCGTGGTATAGAACAAGCTGGACTTGCAGAAGGATATCGTGACTTTATAGAAGAAAGAGAATATGCAGGTGGACAAGTTAAACAAATGATTGGAGCTTTATCAGGTGCTCCTATAAGAAGTTATGGAGAAGAAAGATCAGGATCAGTTGGAACACCAGTAGCTGGCCCAAGTATGTTTGGTCAAGTTGCAGGTGCAGCATTAGCATTTCAATCTGATATAAGATTAAAAGATGATATTAATTTAATTGGCAAATCACCATCAGGAATTAATATTTACACATTTAGATATAAAGGTGAAGATAAAAAATATCAAGGTGTTATGGCTCATCAAGTTCCTGAAGCTTCTTTTGTTAATGATGATGGTTACTTAATGGTAGACTATAATAAACTTGATGTAGAGTTTAAGGAGGTTTAATGGCTGTAGACGAAAAAAAAATTATTGTTGAAGACGAGTTTTCTGATGAAAATTTTGTAGGTAACGAAGCTGAAACTTTATATCGTCCTGAAGATGAAAAAAATATTTTAGGTGGAGCTTTTGACGTTCTTGAAGGAGATAGTTATACTCAAAAAATGAATAGGAATGAAAGACTAGCAGGAGAAACTAATGATCTTAAAAAAGAAAACGAAGCTCTTAAAATTGAATTAGGTAAAGCATTACCCGATCCTGAAAAACAACCAGAAGAAAAAAAAAGTGCTCTTTCTAAATTTACCTCTGATGTAGGTCAATCATTTATGAATATTGCGTCAGCTATTCCTAATAAAATAGATGAGATTGCTAAAGATCCAAAAAAGAAAAAGAATTTTATGAGAGGTCTAGAAATCATGGAAGCTTCTTCCGGTATTAAACCCATAGGTCAAGCTAAGTCTCCTTTAGGTATGATATCAAGTGGATTACTTAAAGCTGAAAAAGGATTCATTGCTACTGATTTAGCAAAAGCTAAAAATAGAGCTGCTATGTTAAAAGCTTCAAAAACAGGAAGAAATGTTTTAGATCCACAAGAAAAAGCTTTGTTAGATTCATATACTAAATATAGTGACCTTGAAGCCACAAACAAAAAAAACTATGCTGCAACTTTTGATATTTATAATCTTTTAAAAAAGGCTGCTGTTGAAAAAAAAGAATTACCAACTGGTGCTCTTAATAAAATTTTCCAAGGAACTGAACAAGTCATATCTGAAATTCCAGGTGGAGAAGAATTACTAAAAAAATTATATAATAATAAAGGTGATCAAAGCTCCATGGAGCCTGACGAAAGAGTAACTTTTAAAAATATGTTAGGAGCTGCAACAAAACAAAAAATTGTAGCTCAAGTAAAAGAACTATATCCGGTGTCTAATAAAGATATAGAAATATTATTACAAACAGTAGGAGATGTTGGAACTAATCCTGAAGCACTAAGACGTTTAGTTGCAGCACAAATGGCAAGTAGAGAAATAGCATTAAATCAAAGAAAATATGCAACTAAAGCATTTGAAAATAATGATTTAGATTTTAAAGAAAATTCTTTTTATGCTTCTGAAAAAGAACTAGCTAAAAGTTTTAGAAAAGGTGTTAAAGAAGAAACTTTAATAGAAATGTTTGGTACAACAGAAGATATTACTGATTCGGGAATTATAGCAGCCCATTATTATCAAAGCTTACAACCTCAATTTAAAGATGGTAAAAATCCTTTTGAAATATATACAGAAAATCAAGCAGCAACTGATGAAGATATTGATAAGATTATTACTGAAAGACAATCAAAAAAAGAATAAAATGATATGGCCGAACTTACTGAATACCAAAAAGAATCCTATAACATCTATATTGGAAATGATATAGATTCAGAAACGGCAACTAAATTAGCTACCGGTGAATTATCAGCGGCAGATTATAAAAAAAGTAAAATTTCTAAAGCACCATTAACTGAAGACCAAGTATTAACTAATGCTGGTTATGACATAGAATTAATGGATACTACAAGAGCAAAAGTAAAAAAAAATAAAGCAAGAGCAGCATCAAGTGCGGCAGCCGATGACTATTCTGGAGAAAGTTTATACTTAGATGAATATTCACCTAGTAAAAAAGATATTGTTAATGCCTATGGAATAGGTACAGACGTAAAAAATGAACTTCCAAAAGAAGTAAGGTTTGCTTTAAGTATGGGTTTAAGTAATGAAAGTTTACAAATTCAAGATGCTAAAAAATTATATATTAACGAATACCTAATAGAAGATAAAGGATACAGCAAAGAAGAAATTGATAAATATTCAGATGGAATAGAATTTAAATATCAAGATTTAAAAGATAGTATTGTTGGTGCTGGAGATAAAAAAACAAAAATTTTTAAATATAAAGTTCCAAAAGAATTAGGTGGAACAGGTAAATGGAATACTACTAATGCTCCTACTTTACTTCCAACAAGTGGTGATATGTCAGCAATAGCAGGAGATATAGTAACTGTATCTTCAGCAATAGCGGCAGGTGTTGGTGGAAGTTTTGTAACTCCAGTAATAGGAACAGCAGTTGCTTCTTCTGGTGCTACATTTACATCAGAGCTTACTCAACTTATGATAGGAAGATATGTTTATGGTCTAGGTGAAAGTATTAGTGAAGATGAATTTATGAAGACTGCTTTATCAGAAGCAGCAATCATGGCTGGAATAGATTTAGTGGCAACTCCTGCTTTTTTATTAACAGGTGGAGCAATTAAAAAAGCTGTGCTTACAGCAGCAAAAGATAAAATCAGTATGGAGTCAATTGAAAATTTAATTAAATCAGGTGCAAAATTAGATGAAGGTGTACTTAAAAATTTAGATGAAGCAAAAGCTATATTAAAAGATAATGGAATAGATGACAAATTAGCAGATGAATATTTAGTTGCAAACATACAAAAAGTTTTTCCAGAATCAGGAATATCAATAAGCAAAACTGCAAGTGAAACAACTCAATCAGGAGAAATATTAGCAAAAAAAGCAATAAAAGCAAGTGACGTAGAAAATAAATTAATCAAATTAACATCTGGATTAGATGATGTAAATATAACAGCAAGTCAAAAAGATGATATTATTAATAGAATACAATCAGAGATAAAAGATATTAGAGCTAATGATATAAAAGTTGCTAAAGAATTAGTTGAAGAAGCAGAAGGGAAAGTAATAAAACTAAGACCAGTAAACACGGATCCTACTATTAATGAAATAGATAATATGGGACTTACTTTTAATGAGATTAATCAAAATATTAAACCTATGTTATCTAAACTTGAACGAGAAACAACTAACTTAGCTAATAAAAGTAAAGTTAAATATAATCTTGATCTTAAAGATACTAGAAGAATATTAAATCAAACTATAGAAAAATTTGATATTCCACTTTATAAAAAAATGCAACCACCTAAAAAAGGTGCTTCTAAAGAATATATTGCTGAATATAAAAAAAATCAATCTGTATTAAAATTAGCTCAAAAATTTTCAGGAGATATTAATCAAACTGAAATTGTTAACACAATGAAACTTCTTAAAAATGGATTAAAAAATATAGACGACATGACTTATCAAGAAGCAATGAGTTGGAAGTCTATTATTATGGCAGCCTCTGAAAATGAAGCTTTACCTGCTGCAATAAGAAATCCATTAAGAAAAGTTAAAGGTGATTTTGATAAAGCAATTATAGATGGTTTACCAAATGATCCTGCTTTATTAGCTAAACATATGGAGTATGATGCTTTATTAGCAAATTATAGAAATACTTTTATAGCTAATTTGGCTGATTCTTTTGGATATGGCACAAGTAAAAAAGTAACAAGAGAAGTAGGAACAACTGGAACAGGTAGAAACACTTTTGAAGATTTTACAAATGGTAGTAATAAATCATTAATACAAGCTGAAAAATTATCAAATCTATTAAATACAAAAGGTGTATTTAATATTGCTCAAAAAAATAAAATTAATAATGCTTTATATGATAATTATTTTAAAAAAGTAGTTACCGGTGATAAAAAAAATTATTTAAAAAATCATAATGCCTTTATAGAAAAGTATGGAAAAAATTATGAATTGATACTAGGTAAAAAAGAATATCAAAAATTTGCTTCTAGTCAAGCTAATGCTATTAAAGTGATGGACGATGCCGTGCAAAAACAAATAGAAGTAAGTAACGCTGTATCAACATCTTTACCGGGTATGAATGTTGCTGTAATTGATAGAGGTTCTCCTAGAGCAATAGTTGAACAAGTTTTAAAAAATTTTAAAAGCAATGATGTCTCTAGATTAGTAAAAAATTTAAATAAAACAATAGAAGGAAGATCAGTACTTAATGATGTAAGAAAAGTAATGGTATATGATTTTTTAGATCAAACTAAAATAAATGGATTACACAACGGAAAAGCTTTAGATAATTTTTTAAATAAAAATGGAGATGCTTTAGAAAAATTATTTAATAAAGAGTTTGTTCAAACTTATAGATCAGTTGCAAAAGCTTTAAATACACTTCAAGATGATACTTTTTTAGGAGTAGGAGCTGGTCGTAAAACATTAACAGAGGTAGCAAATCAAGCTGGTTTATTTATAGATATATTTGCAGGGCCATTGAATCACAAAAGATTAATTGTAAATAGATTATCTAGAATATTTGATATGTTTAGTTTAGGTGGAGATAATTTAAATTTACTTTTAGATTATAAATTATTTATAGAAGCAGCAAAAAAAGAAGCTTTAGGTGGAAACTATAATGTAATGTTAGATGTTCTTGGATCATCTAATAAACCAATTCATCAAAGCTTATTAAAAAAGTTTTTAAACGCAATAGGAATTGGAAGTAAAGATTTAAATTATAAAGGAATAAATAAAAAAACTCTTTTAGCAAAAGAATATGTTAAAGATAAAACATATGATGATGATAATGTAGGAGAACCTGATGTATTCACTGCTGTTGATAATGTTTTGGATCGTTTAGGAAAACAAGCTAAAAAAGATGTAATTGATAAAACTGTTCGTTTATCAAAACAATTTGTAAATTATTTAAAAGAAGGTAAAGCTACAAGTGAAAAAGATTATGCGGAAGAAGAATTTAATAAAAAACTAAAATAATGGTAAAAAATTTAACAGCTCATACTAGATTAGATAATCATGAAAAGTTATGTCGTATTATGCAAAAGCAAACTCATGATAAAATTAATTTATTAGCTTTACAAATAAGTAGATTAGAAAAAATACTAATAGGAGCAGCCGCATTAATAATGAGCGGGTTAGGAGCAGCATTAATACAATTGCTTAAATGACACTCCAAAAAAATAAAGGTTGTCTTTGTGAAAATATAGCAATATGTTGGTTACAAGAACAAGGTTATTTTGTGTTTAAAGGTTGTCAAACTCAATCGGCTATTGATCTAATTGCCGTGCATCCAGTTACTTTAGAAAATCAATATTTTGATGTTAAAATGAGTGGTAAAAGGAAAGATGGCTCTGAAATTAATAGAGTACCTAGAATTAGAAACAGTAAAATACAAATTTTATCTGTAGACTTAAAAACAAAAAAATGTAGAATAGTACCTAGGAGAAAAATATTATGGACCTAAGAAGAAAAACAGAAATGATAGTAATTCATTGTGCTGCAACTAAACCATCTATGGATATAGGTGCGTCTGAAATTAAAAAATGGCATGTAGACGATAACGGTTGGGATGATATAGGTTACCATTACATTATTAAAAGAGATGGATTAGTAGAAGTAGGAAGACCAGAGGCTTTTCAAGGTGCTCATGCTCCAAGTGTAAATTCTAAAAGTATAGCTATTTGTTTAATAGGCGGTATGGCAGAAAATGGAGAAGCTGAAAATAATTTTACATTAACTCAATTTCTTTCTTTAAAAGATTTAATTAAAAAATTAATTAAAAGTAATTCTAATATTAAACAAATATTAGGACATTGCGATGTACAAGACAATAAACCAAATTGTCCTGGATTTCATTTAACACAATGGTTATATAAGGAAGATATTAATGTGGCTTAATATTATAAGTGGAGCTTTTAAAGTAGGAGCCCATGTAATGAAAAATCGTCAACAAACTAAAATGTTGATTTCTGATGCTGAAAAAGTTCATGCTCAAAAAATGGCTAATGGCGAAGTAGAATATCAAAAAGCTGTTATGAATAATAACAATCAAGGATGGAAAGATGAGTTTGTTTTAATTCTTGTGTCAGCCCCTGTGATGTTATTAATTTGGAGTATCTTTTCAGAAGATCCAGAAATCATGGCAAAGGTAGCTACCTTCTTTGATCATTTTGGTAACATGCCTTTTTGGTATCAAGCTTTGTTTATTGGTGTAGTTTCAGCCATTTACGGTTTAAAAGGTGCAGACATAATGAAAAAAAAATGATAAATAAAATTGCATATAAATTTTTTAGTATAATGGATGATATCTGTGAATGGATCGCAACTAAATTCTCTGGCAAAAGATGTCAGTGTGGTAAAAAAGGAAATAAAAAATGATTAAATATTTTTTAGAAAAAATATATCATTGCTCTGGCTATTTAAATTCGTGGTCTTGGCAAAAATTATATAGTAATAGAGAAAAAGGTTACGGATATACTAAAGTTAAATAAATAACTCTTTCCAATCATCACCTGTAATTTGATCAGCTAGTTTCTTCTTAGTACTTAAAGCTTGTAATATCTTTTCATCAATAGTATTAGGACATACAAAATCTATATAAGTTACTTTATCAGTTTGACCAATACGGTGGGCTCTATCTTCTGATTGAAGTCTTACTTCCATATCGTAAGTATTATTAAAATAGATAACTGTTTTAGCAGCAGTTAAAGTTAAGCCATAACCTCCAGTTCTAGGTTGACCTATAAAATATTTTATTTCTCCTGATTGAAATCTTTCAACAATACCTTGTCTTTCTTCTGATGGAGTATCTCCAAAAAAGGCTGCTACTTTACTAGCTCCATATTTTTTAGCTAAAGTATCACGGATCAATTTAATTGAATTACGATAGGTTGCCCATATAATTACACCGCCTTGTGTTTCATCTAACACATTTAAAAGTTCTTGTAATCTAGAATTAGGTCCTTTTATAACTTCTTCAGTTCCATCGTCATATTTAATAAAGCCACATAGGATCTGTTGTAATCTTAATATTCGTGTGATTACGAGAGGTGCCGTCACCAATTTAGACTGTTCTAGTTCTAGTATAGCTCTTTTTCTTAATGTGTGATACATGACCTTCTGTTCACGAGAAAGCTCTATTTCTCTTTTTAATCTTATTTTTGGAGGTAAATCTAAACATTCATCTTTAGTTACTCTGAAACTATGTTCTTCTAATATTTTTTGAAGTTCATCTAGTCTTTGATACTCGACTATCTCATCAAAGCTATGAGTAGATGTTCTTCTTCTGCGAATTACACAAAAAGTATTTCTATAAGCATAAAAACTAGATTGAAGTATAAACTCATCTAGGAAATGCATTTGAGCCCATAAGTCTAAAGGACCTTGGGTCACTGGAGTTCCTGTTAATATTCTTCTATACTTAGCAAACTTACTTAATTTTAAACAAGCTTTAGTTCTTCTAGCAGTTCTATTTTTAATATTACTACTTTCATCTATAGTCCATAAACAATTAGTAATATTTAATAATCTATTTAAATAATTTTTTCCTTTGTCAGTTGATAGAGCCTCTATATTAATTATAAAAAATTTTAATTTATGAGAAGGATTTAAAAAATTAGTTAAATTTTCTACATTAGATTTAGTTTCAATAGGATTCCAAATACATACATCTGTAAAACTTTTTACATCATCAGGCATATGAGTATTAAATTCAGAAGCAACCCAATTTCGATAGACACCTTTAGGAGCTGTAATAACAGCACAGTTAATTTTGCCTTGTCTATATAGATAAGCTATATTATCTATAATAACTTTAGACTTACCAGTTCCTTGTTCCATAAACAAAGCATAAGCTTCTTTGTCTTTAGACTTTAAAAAAACATCATATTGATGTTTATAAGGTTTTGTTTTAAATTTATACTTAACGAAGTTTTCTTCGTTAACAAATTCTACCTGCATAAAAACTTTCTGTATTACTAATTTTAAATTTACTTTATAGCTAAATTAATTTAAAGTAAATAAAAAAAGAAAGGAGAAAAAATATGGCTAAAGTATATGTCACACAAGAAAATCCTAAAGTAAACATTCTTGCAGCTGGCAGATTTGGCGAATTAGAATTATTGGTACAACCTGGAAGACAAATCACTCTTTCATCTGCTCCGGTAGTTCGATTATTAAATAATAAGCTAAAAAATTTTAATGATGACGATTTCCTTTTACCTATGGGTGATCCAGTTGCAATTGCTATTGCAAGTATGGTTGCCTGTAACGTAAATAACGGAAAAGTTAAGATGTTAAAATGGGATAGAGAAAATCAATGTTACTATAGTGTACAAATTGATTTATACATGAAAGGAGAAAGTAATGAGCAGTAAAAAAAATTGGATCTTTGATTCGATAGAAAAAAGAAACGAGAAAAAAAGTTTACCACAAGGCGGACTAGAAGTAGTAACTGCTATTGGAAATAAACTTATAAAGAAAAAGAAAAATCTTATGGAAGAGGAAGAAAGATTAAAAATCTTAAAAACTCAAATTCGTGAGATTGAAGAAAAAGAATTACCAGATGCCATGGCGTCTTGTAATGGAATGACTAGATTTGATTTAGATGACGGAAGTCAAATTTCAGTTAAAGACGATTTATTTTGTTCTATACCAGAAGATAAAAGAGCAGGTGCTCTTAAATGGTTAGAAGAAAATGGACACAGTGAACTAATTAAACATGATGTTAAAGTTAGTTTTGCTAAAGGCGAGTATGATGAAGCGGATAAACTAATTGAGGTCTTAAACAAAAACTTTAAGAATATACCTTATGATGAAAAATCTTCAGTTCATTCTGGCACATTAAAAGCTTTTGCTAAAGAACAGTATAGTTTAGGTCAAACATTACCTGAAGAATACTTTTCTGTATACGAAGCCAGTATAGCAAAAGTTAAACTCGGAAAGGAGAAATAAAAATGGCAGACAAGCAAGTAGAAGTTAAATCAAATACTGAATTATCTACAGGAGATATTTCAACTGATTTAATTATAAAATCGGCAGGTCGTGGATTAGAAAATATTAGTAATGATGATATTACTATTCCTAGATTAGCTATCGTTCAATCAGGTTCACCTCAAAGAAAGAAAAAAGATGAGAAGTACATCGAGGGAGCTGAAGAAGGTCATATATTTAATACAGTCAGTAATCAATTGTATGGTTCTGATGGTATTATAGTTATACCTTGTGGATATAAAAAATCCTATGTAGAGTGGGTACCTAGAGAAAGTGGCGGCGGGTTAGTTGCCATTCACGATATGAAACCTGAAGGTACAGTCGTTGATCCTAAAACTAGAAAAGCATTTCTTGGCGAAAATCAAATAGTTGATACAGCTGAGCATTTTGTTTTAGTTAAAAAAGATGAATCATGGGAACCAGCAGTTCTTACAATGACATCTAGTAATCTTGGAGTTTCAAGAAAGTGGAATACACTTCTTAAAATGAAAAAGATTAATATAAAAGGGAAAATGATTGATCCACCTTCATTTCTATATATGTTTAAATTATCAACGATCAATGCTGAAAATGATCTTGGTAGTTGGTTTAAATATAAAATAGAAGAAAAAGGTCAAGTAGCAAGTAAAGATGTATTTTCTACGGCAGAAGCTCTTTCAGATTCAGTATCTGAAGGTAAAGTAAAAGCTTCAGAGCCAGTTGATACAGAAACTTCTAGTGCAACAACTTCAACAGGGAAAAATAAAACTCCCTTTTAAGTATGCACGAAGATTTTTTTAGAGTATTTCCAGGTTTAAATAGAGCTTATGGCCAATTTTTCATAACAGAAAAAAAAGGCCCTAAGCTTGATGGCTTTGGAAAAACTATTAGAGAATCCTATAATGAAGAACTTTGGAAGCAACACCTAGACGGAAAAACTGGTTTAGGTGTTATTCCAATAGATGAAAAAAATCAATGTAAGTGGGGTTGTCTTGATGTAGATGATTATTCAGTTGATATTGAAAAAATTAGTAAACAGTTTGTTAAAAAAAATTTAATAGTTTGTAGATCAAAATCAGGTGGAGCACATATTTTTATATTTACTAAAAAGCCAGTAAGTGCTTCTTCGATGATTACTAAATTAAAAGATATTGTTAAAAGATTTGGTTTTGTAAAATATGATTTAAGACCTCAACAAACTCAATTATTAAATAAAGAAGATGTTGGTAGTTGGCTTAATATGCCTTATTTTGGAGGAGAACAATCTGATAGATATGCTTTATATGATGGAGAAGTATTAACTCCAGAACATTTTATTAAATGGGTAGACAAATTTTCAGTAAATAATTTAGAGGAAATTAATTTAAGTTTTATAGAAAAATTAAATAAATCAAGTGAAATATTACAAGGTGGTCCTCCTTGTTTACAACAACTATTATCTCAAGGTTCTTTAGGAGAAGGTAGTAGAAATAATGGATTATTTAATATAGGTGTTTATCTTAGAAAAAGGTTTCCAGAGGAATGGCAGGAAAAATTAGAAGAATATAATGATGAATATTTAGATCCTCCTTTAAAACCTAGAGAATTTACATCAGTATTAAATAGTTTAGATAAAAAAACTTACAATTATAAGTGTAAGGATTCACCTATAAATTCAGTTTGTAATAAAACTAAATGTTTAACATGTGAATTTGGTATAAATGATGAAGGAACTATGCCTATTTTAAATAGTATAACTAAAATATTAACTAATCCTCCTCAATATTTTTTAACTTTAAGTGAAAAGAAAGTAGGTCCTTTATCTAGTAAACAAGTTTATAGTTTTATAGATTTTAAACAAGTTGTATTTGAAAATTTAGATATGTTACTTCCTAAAATAAATGATAAGTTGTGGACAGAAACGATTAATGATTTAATGAGTAGAGTTATATCTGTAGAAGCACCTAAAGATAGTAGTAATGAAGGACGATTACTTGAATTATTAGAAAGATTTTGTACAGGTTCTACTTCATCTACAGAACTAGAAGATTTATTAAGAAGTAAAGCAGTCATTCAAGATGCAGTTACTGAATTTAGAATAAATGATTTTATGGAATTTTTAGATAGGCATAGGTTTAAAGAATTTAAACTACACGAAATTACTGCTTATCTAAAAAATTTAGGAGCAACACACAGTGGTAAAAAAATAAAAGGTAAATTTACTAATACTTGGTCTGTTCCTAATTTTCAAATGCAAACAGAAGACTTTAAACAACCAAAAATAAACAAGGAGGCTTATGAATAAAGATAGAGCAATTAGTATTTTATTAGAACATGCAATAAAAAGTTGTGAAAAAATTGAAAGAAAACAAGAGGCAGGTCATACTGAAGTAACTAATGATGATTTAACTGCGGCAATTTTAGTTTTAGAAAAACATGTTCAAGATAATAAAAAAGACGTTAAAGTAGAAATAACCGGTTTAGAATTTAATTTAAGTAAAGGAGCATAATGATTTTATTTTTTGATACAGAAACAAATGGACTATGGAAAAGAGAATTAAAACCAGATCATGCTGATCAACCTCATTTAGTTAGTTTAGCTTTTCAAACTTGTAAAGAAGAAGAAATTGTAGGACAATTTTCTTTTAGAATGCAACCTAAATTATTAGGATTTAAAATACCAGAGGAAGTTGTAAAAATACATGGTATATCTGAAGATGAAGCTAATGAAACTGGAGTGCCTACTGAGTATGCTTTAAGATTATTTGCCGAACAATTAAAAAATACAGATACTTTAGTTGCTCATAACTTAGCTTTTGATTTAAAAATAATACAAAGAGCTTTTGATTTGTTTGCTATAAAATTTGTAAAACCTAAAAATTTACATTGCACAATGATGATGGCAAAAGATGTAATGAAGTTAAAAGGACAATTTAAAGATTATAAATTTCCTAAATTACAAGAATGTTTTGAAGCTTTTTTTCATACTTCACCTCAAAAATATCACGATGCTCTTTTAGATGTTCAGTTATGTAGAGAATTATATTTTCATTTAAAAAGAAAAGATGTAAAGATTAAAGGACCACAAGTTATTCCTACAGAGTTATTAATAAAATTAGAAGGTGAGAGTTATGATAGATTTGTTATTTTCTTAAATGGACTTAATCCTAAAAAATTAACACCTTGGGAATTAGAATTTGGAAATTCAATGAAAGAAAGATTAAGTAAATTTGATAATCATTTTTTACTTTCTAATAAACAGTTAGAAATACTTAGAAAGTTATATAAAAAAAATGACCAAAACGATTAAAATATTTGGTAGCCCAGGTACAGGTAAAACAACTACTCTTTTAAAATTATTAGAAGAAAAAATTGCAGAAGGTCATCGACCTGATAAGATAGGATTTTTTTCTTTTACACGTAGAGCAATTAAAGAAGCAAGAAGTAGAGTAATTAAAAAATTTAATCTAACAGAAGATGATTTAGAATATTTTAGAACTATTCACAGTATGTGTTATAGAACTTTAAATATTAATAGTGGTCAAGTCTTTAAAGGAGAACGTGTAAGAGAGTTTAGTGAAATAGCTAGAGTAGAGATGACAGGAGTATCAGAAGAAGATACTTCAGGTTTATCTATAGGAAATAAGAAAGGAGATTTATTATTATTTTGTGATGAAGTATCACGTTCTAGTGAAAGAGATTTAAAATCAGTATGGAAAGAACTAGAGTGTGAACATACTTGGGAAGAACAAGAATATTTTTCTACGGCTTTAAGAAATTTTAAAAAGTCTAAAAATCTTTTAGATTTTACAGATATGTTAGATGTTTTTAATAAAGAAACTGTTATACCTCAATTAGATATAATGTTTGTAGATGAAGCACAAGATTTAACTACTAAACAATGGAAAGTAATAGATAAGTTAACAACTAATTGTAAATACAGGTATATAGCTGGTGATGATGATCAAGCTATTTATAGATGGGCTGGTGCTGATGTTAAAAAATTTTTAGATATACCTGGTAGTATCGAAGTACTTCCTATTAGCTATAGGCTTCCTAAAACTATTCATAAACTTGCGTGTGATATATCTCATAAAATATCTTTAAGGCAAGCAAAAAGTTGGACTTCAAGAGAGGATCAAGGATCAGTAACTGATATTACTACTATTGAAGAACTAGATATGTCAAATGGAGAATGGTTAATTTTAGCTAGATCAGGATATCAATTATTTAAATCTGAAGCCTATTGTAAAAGAATGGGTTGGTTTTATGAAAAAGGATATCATGAATTTAAAACAAATAAATTTGTAATTGCAATTAGATCGTGGATTAAATTAAATAGAGGTGATACTATTTCTTTCGATGAACTTAAAAAATTATATCAATGTATTAAAGGAAGAACTGGTATAACTAGAGGATTTAAAAAATTAGAAGGTATAGATCAAAATATGGAATTTTCTTTAAAATATTTAAAAGATAATGTAGGTTTATTAGCTTCTGGTAAATGGCAAGAAATAATTACAGGTTTAGATCCTGAAGACATAATATTATTTGAATCATTAATTAAATCAGGAGATATATTTAAAAATAAAGCTAGAATTAGGTTATCAACAATACATGGAATTAAAGGTGGTGAAAGTGATAATGTAGTAGTTATTTCCGATATATCATATAGAACTTGGCGTAAATTTAATCTTGAACCAGATGATGAACATAGAGTATTTTATGTAGCGGTAACTAGAGCTAAAAAAAATTTGTTCTTGTTGCAGCCTGAAACGAAGTATAATTACGAATTAAAATGAAAGCATTGGGAACTTATATATTTGCAGGTGGATTTACTTTAGGAGTAAAAAAACATTTTGATGTTGAAGCACATTTTGAAATGAAACCAGGTTTATATAAAAAAACCGCTAAAGCTAATTTTCCTGATTTACCAATTTATGAAGGCGAAGACGAATGGCCTAGAGAAAAATACAAAAATAAAATTGATTTTGTATATTGTAATCCGCCTTGTGCACCTTGGTCAAATTTAGGTACAACACAAAAAGGTGGAATGGCATGGAAAGATGATCCTAGAATTGCGTGTTGGAGAAATAGTTTTAATTTATTAAAACAATTAAGACCTTCAGCAATAGCTATTGAATCCGTTCCTAGAGTTTATTCTAAAAATGGCGGATATGAAATGATTATGGAACTTACACGAGAAGCTCATAAATTAGGATATCAAACTACTCATTTATTAATAGATGGTCAATTTACTGGTCTTAATCATAGTCGTAAAAGATTTTTTTTTATAGCAACTAAATATAATTTAAATACTAATAGATTAAATTTTTCACCTTCTCCTACTACTGGAGAAGTTTTAAAATCATTTAAAGAAGAACACGGAGATGATATTGGTCATATATTTAAAATGACACCAACTGAAATTCCATACTTAAAAGATTGTAAACAAGGTGAAAGTTTAAGAACAACTTGGGAAAGATTCAATCCACCAGAAACTTGGGTCAGAGGAGGAATGCGTGGAGGAGTTAAAGGTAGACCTCAATTTATGAAATGGAGATTATCAACTGCTAAAATTTGTCCAGTTATAGCAGGAGGATTTTATATTCACCCTACAGAAGATAGATTATTTGGTCATAAAGAATTAGCTTATCTTGCAGGATTTCCTCATGATTTTAAATTTGAAGGTCCTGCTGGATCTATTGGATCACAAATCGCAAGAGGAGTAATGCCACCTGTAGCTGAATATGTAGCAAGAATAGTAAAAGAGAGTATAACTAATAAAGAAAAACAAGTAGAGCAACATGTGACTGTAGATTATAGAAAACAACCAGAACAAGAAAGATTAATTTGAGTAACTTAAAAAAATTAGATTCATTAACTGATTTATTAGGAGATATAAATAGATTTCATAATAAATTTAATTTTGAAAAAAATAAAAAAGTAGGAATACCAGATGATCCTGAATTAGTTAATTTTAGAACTTCTTTTTTAATGGAAGAATTAGCAGAATATACTCAAGCTATAACTAAAAAAGATGATGCTGCTGCTTTAGATGCTCTTATTGATATTGTTTATATAGCTTTAGGTACAGCTTGGTTATTTAATTTACCTTTTGAAAAAGGTTGGAACGAAGTACAAAAAGCTAATATGAGTAAGTTAAGATCAAAAATTAAATCATTAAAACGTGGAACTACTTATGATGTTATAAAACCTAAAGATTGGATAGCTCCTAATATAGAAAAAATTGTAGAGGAAGAGAAAGAGATAAATGAAGATATTAGTAACTGGATTTAATGCTCTTACAATAGGAACAGCAAAAAGTCCTTTAAATATTGCAACATCAGCTAGAATATTACCAGGTGTATTAAGAGATCAAGGCCACGAAGTAACTCAAAAAGCTATTACGCCAGGAGAAGATGTATCTCAGTATGATAAAGTAATAGTTTATGTATTTGGACCTAATAGCTTATCAGCTCGTTATTGGTATGGTGCTGCTTATACTATTATTAAAAGACCTGATGCCATCATATCAATAGACGATCATCAAACTAAAGAAACTAAATCAGGCTTTGGAACTTTTAGTAGAGGTCATTGGAGAATATGGAAGAAATTTTCTCAAGCAGGTAATCCAGTTGGTAAAATGTATTGGGAAGAAGCCCAACCTTATAAAAAAGAAATAGAAGATTTGGTAGATACTTTTGCTTTTGAAGAATGGCCACATAAATTATTAATTCCAGCTTATGATGGAGGTAATTATGAAGCTTTAGGAATAAAAGCTAAAGAAATTATTAATTGGGATCCTTCTCCTTACACAAATTCTTATTTAAACGATCCTAAAGGTGTTGATTTATTTAGTCAAGAAGAAGTTGTTGAAAAAGAAAAAGCTTGGATAATGGCTAGTCTTTTAAATAAAATGAATTGGTTAAAAAAACAAACTTTTACTTGGCCAATTAAAACTTTTGGAAACATTAAAGAAGGTCAAGTAAGATTAAAAGAACATGAATTATATCAAGAGTATAGAAAACATTGGGGTATATTAAGTCCTCCTCACTCTCATACTTTAAATGGAAGTGGTTGGTGGAGAGTTAGATATAATATGGCTTTTTCTGCTGGATCTTTATTATTAGGTCATCTTTCTGAAACTAAAGTATTAGGAGAAGGTTACAATATTGAAGTAGATAACATAGAAAAGAAAACTGACCAAGAATTAAAAGAAATGGTATCTTACCAGAAAGAAAGTTTTATAAAGAATACTTGGAATAAAGAAAGAACGAAAGAATTTTTTAAATGTCTATTGGGATAATAATATTTGACGGACCAGATGGAGTAGGTAAAACTACTTTAATTAATCATATTAAAAAAAATAATTCTAATTCTTATTATATGCATTTAAGAGTTCATAAAGATATGGAATTATGGCATACAGCTACGGCAAGATTAGCAGGTAAAAAAAGATTAGAAGGTAAATTAGTTTTATTAGATAGACATTGGCCAAGTGAACAATGTTATTCTTATATTTATAGATCAGGTCCTTCTTATAATCCTAAAAAAATATATCAAACTTTAAATAACCAAGGAGCTTTATATGTATGGTGTATACCAGAAGATACTCAAAGAGTTAAAGAAAATCATAGAAGTAATAGAGAAAAACGACATGAAGAATATTATGATATTGATAATGTTGTTGATTATTATTATCAGCATTGGTTTAGTAAACCTAAACGGTCTAATTTTTTAAGTGAGTTATCTCCATTAAAAGAAAGAAAAAATTTTATAAGATATGATATGTTTAAAGATGGTTATAAGTTAGATGAATTTTCAGATAAAATAACAGAAAGGTCAATGGTACTACAATTATGAAAGATATAAATGCAAAATATAGAAAAAAACTATGGGAAATACATTCTACTCCTGAATTTGTAACTCAACCTAGAAATTTAAAAATAGCTGAAGTTTTAAATGATAGTTGGACTATTGATATGGATGATCCTATTATTACTCTTGCAGATAGAAAATTAAGTTATGATTTTATGTTTGGAGAAGCAGTATGGATGCTTCAAGGACGTAACGATGTAGCAGGAGTTTATAAATATGCTAACGGTATAAAAAGATTTAGTGATAATGGTATTACTTTTTTTGGAGCATACGGTCCTAAAATCATTGATCAATTACCTTACGTTTTAGATATTTTAGAAAAAGATCAAGATACAAGACAAGGAGTATTAAATATATGGAGAGAGAATCCTAGATCAAGTAAAGATATTCCTTGTACATTATCTTTGCAATTTTTTCTAAGAAAAACAAGTAATGACTTATGGTTACATACTATTGCTACAATGAGAAGTAACGATATATGGTTAGGTACTCCTTACGATAGTTTTAATTTTAGTGCAATATCTTTTTATTTAGTTTTATTATTAAATAGTAGAGGAATCAAATGTAAATTAGGTAAATTAAATATTCAAGCTGGTAGTAGACATTTATACGAAAGTGATTTTAAAAAAGTTGATAGAGTATTGTTAAGTGAAGAAATAGAAGATTTTCCAGAGTTTTCATTTAATAATCTTATTGATATTTATAAAGATGAACCTGAACAATTTATTCCTACTTTAGAACGTGCAGCTAATAGCGGTTATAAAGTTAAATATGGAGTATTACAAAAACCTTCTAAAAATCATAAGCCAGGTATTATGTAATGGTTAGAGAACCTTCTGACTTTTATTTTTTAAGAATGGCTATGTTAGTATCTGAACGTGGTACTTGTGCACGTAGACAAGTAGGAAGTATTTTTATTAATAAAAAAAATCATATAATAGCTACAGGTTATAATGGAAATCCAAGTGGCTTTCAGCATTGTATAAGTAAACCTTGTCCAGGGGCAAAATCAAAAACAGGTACTGATTTAGATAAATGTGAAGCAATACACGCAGAACAGAATGCTTTACTTCAATGTAAAGATGTTTATGAAATAGATAGAGTATATTGTACTTTATCTCCATGTATTCATTGTGTTAAATTATTACTTAATACTTCAGCTAGACATATTTTATTTTGTGAACAGTACATTCACCAAGATGCTAAAAGATTGTGGAAAGATAGTAACAGAGAATGGTCTTATATTAATAAAAATATTATTTTAGGTAAACTAAATTAATGTTTAATGTAAATAAAATAGATGAAGCTACATTAATTGCAATAGATACAGAAACTTGCGATCCTCATTTAAAAACAATGGGACCAGGTGGTTTTAGAAAAGACGGTCATATAGCTGGAATTTCTGTTTCAACTGATAGCGGTTATACTGAATATTTTCCTATAGGTCATGAAGGTGGTGGTAACTTAAATAAAACTAAAGTAATTGAATTTATAGATTATATTTATAAATCTAATAAAAAACTTATATTTGCTAATGCTATGTATGACTTAGAGTGGCTTTATTCACTCGATAATAGACTTACCCTTACTCGACATCATAAAATAAGAGATGTTCAAACTATAGAACATCTAATAGATGAAAACAAGTTAAAGTATTCGTTAGATAGTCTTGCTAAATATTATTTAAGAAAATCTAAGTATGAAGTTGAACTTGCTCAAGCTGTACTATTTAAGTTTGGTAAACGAGCAAAAGTAAAAGAAAATTTATGGAGACTTCATGCTAATGAAGTAAGTGAATATGCAAAAGAAGATGCTTTACTGACTTTAAATATATATCAAAAACAACAAGAAAGAATTAAAAGAGAAGAAATAGAAAGTATTGTTGACTTTGAATCTAGACTTATTCCTGTATTATTTCATATGAGAAGAAAAGGAGTAAGAGTAGATGTTAATAAAGCACATAAACTTTATGATGAATTAGAAAAAAAACAAGTAGAAGTTCAATCAATACTAAATAAATTAGGAAGTACTGAAGTTAATGTATGGGCTAATGCTTCTTTAAAAGAAGCTTATGATAAAAATAATATTGGATATGGTTATACGGCAAAAGGCACTCCTTCCTTTACAGCCAGTTGGTTAGAAACTCAAAAAGACGAAGTAAGTCAAAGTATTTTAAAAGTAAGAAAATTAGATAAGATTAGAAATACATTTGTAAAAAATATGATTATTGATAAAGCTTCTAACGGAAGAATATATTGTGGCTTTAATCCAATGGGTACTGTTACAGGTAGATTTAGTTCTCAATATCCTAATCTTCAACAAGTACCAGCTAGAGACCCGGAACTTGGACCTTTGATCAGGAGTTTATTTATACCTGAAGAAGAATCAGATTGGGTTTGTGCTGATTATTCTCAACAAGAACCTAGAGTATTAGTTCATTATGCCAGTCTTAAAGGTATGGACACAGCTATAAAAGTTAAAGATGAATTTAATAAAAATGATAAAACAGACTTTCATCAAATGGTAGCTACTATGGCAAGTATACCTAGAAAACAAGCTAAGACTATTAATTTAGGATTATTTTATGGAATGGGAAATAAAAAATTAGCTTCAGAATTAGGATTAGATAAAGATCAAGCTTCTGAATTGTTTAATAGATATCATGATAAAGTTCCTTTTGTAAAAGAACTATCAAGACAAGTATCAAATGTAGCCAGTTCAAGAGGTTATATTAAAACTTTATTAGGTAGAAAAAGAAGATTTGACATGTGGGAACCTAGAGATAGTTGGGGTGAACGAGCTTATTCTTTATCAGAAGCACATGCTCAATATCCTAAACAAGAACTTAAAAGAGCTTATACTCATACTGCTATGAATGCTTTAATTCAAGGTTCTTCTGCTGATATTACTAAATCAGCTATGATTAAAATATATGAAGCTGGTTTATTAGATGAAATTGATTTAAAACTCACGGTGCATGATGAATTAGATTTTTCAGTAAATAAAGATAAACAAAAATGTTTTGAAGAAAGTTTACATATCATGAAAAACTGTGTAGATTTAAAAGTGCCACTTAAAGTTGATGTTGAAAAAGGAAAAAATTGGGGAACTATAAAATAAATGGAAATAGGAAAAAATTGGCATTTAAAATTAAGGTTAAAAATTGAACAATTACAAAAAGAACTAGACTTAAAAACAATAAGATTAAGAATAGCTGAAAAAAAATTAATAAAATATGAAAATAGGATTTCTAGGACTGGGTAAATTAGGTTTACCAGTAGCTTTAGCTGTTGAAAGTAAAGGTCATCAAGTTATGGGAACTGACATTGATGATTCAATTTTAAGAAATATTAGATTTAAAACATTAAATTATAGAGAAGAAGGTGCTGAAGAGCTACTAAAAAAATCTAAAATTCAATTAAAAAGTATAGATAAAATTGTTGAAGAATGTGATATAATATTTGTTCCTATTCAAACTCCTCACGATAAAAAATATGAAGGTATTACTCGAATACCAAAAGAACGTGCTGATTTTAATTATGACTATTTAGTTAATGGAATAAAAGAAATTAACGAAGAAATTGAAAAACAAGGGAAAGATAAAACAGTTATTATTATTTCTACTGTCCTTCCAGGTACTATTACTAAACTTATTAAACCTATAATTGGTAATCATTTAAAACTTTGTTATAATCCATTTTTTATAGCAATGGGAACTACTATTAATGATTTTTTAAATAGTGAAATTATTTTATTTGGAGTAACTGACGAAAGTGCTGCAAAACAAGCTGAAGAATTTTATAAAACAATTAATAAAACACGTTTTTATAAAACAACTTTAGAGAATGCTGAACTAATTAAAGTAGTTTATAACACTTTTATTTCAACTAAGATTGCAATGATGAATACAGTTATGGAAACTTGCCATCATTTACCTAATACTGATGTAGATGTGGTAACTGAAGCTTTAGCTTTATGTACGGATAGAATTATAAGTAAAAAATATCTATATGGAGGTATGGGAGACGGAGGAGGTTGTCACCCACGAGATAATATAGCTCTCAGTTACTTAGCTCAAAAATTAAATTTATCATATAACTGGTACGATAATATAATGAAGCAAAGAGAAAATCAAACGGAATGGTTAGCTGATTTAATTATTAAACATAAAGGTGATAGGGAAATAAATATTTTAGGTAAATGTTTTAAACCTGAAACTAATATCACAACAGGAAGTCCGGCTATATTGTTAAAAAATATTTTAGAAGAAAAAGGAGAAACTGTAAGAATGTGGGATCCCTGGGTTGATGATTCAGATATTATGAAAGTAAAAGATGAATACAAATGGGATACTGTACCTCAATTATTTTTTATTGGTTGTAAACATGAAGCATTTGAAATATTTTATTTTATGCCTGATTCTGTAGTCATTGATCCATTTAGATATTTAGAAGTAAATGACGATGTTAAATATATACCTATAGGAAAAAATGTATGATTGGAGAGGCTCAATTAAATTTAATTAAAGCTGAAAGAAAACAATGGAGAGAACATACTATTTTAAATTCAATAGCTATTCAAAAATTATCAATTGAACTTGATATAATAAGAAAACAAAAAGATGAATTACAAGAAAAATTAAGTAATATTAACAAGATAAGTATTATAGAAAATGGAAAAACAAATTTGGCAGACGATCAGGTCAAAATTAAATGATTTTTTTATTCAACGTATCGAAACTCAGATTGAACGTGGGATACCTGATGTACATTACTGTGTTGCTGGTGTTTCAGGCTGGTTAGAGGGAAAGTATTTAAAGTCCCCCAAAAGAGAAAACACCAAACTAAAACTAAAATTGAGTATAGAACAAATCGCATGGCACAGGTCTTACTCCTATTCAGGCGGCTCTGTCTACCTAATAGTGAAAAAAGATAAACAAATTTTTTTATTTGACAGTAACGATGGTGAAGCTCTTGCTAAAGGTGTAACCAGAGAAGAATGGGATAAAAAAGCTTTAGCTAAAGATTGGGAACAGATAAAAATAATATTGTCTAAAAAAGAAAAAAATAATATATAATAATAATCGCAGGGCCTGAAGTAAGAAAGTGTCGTTAAGATGATTCTGTCCGCCCTGTTAACAAGAAGTCTTGCAGGTATCCCAAAACCCATTATGGGCTCGAATTGGATCGCAAGGCTTTTAAACAAGAAAGGAGAAATATGACAGAAGAAAAAGAAAGTGTATTGAATAGAATTCAAAAGCTTTTAAAAATGTCTATAGAAAACGGAGCTTCAGAGAACGAAGCTATGTTTGCTGCAGATAAAGCTCAAAAATTACTTCAAGAACACAATTTATCTATTACAGATATTAAAGATGATAGTCAAGCAGAGCCTATAGAAAGCGAAGATGTAGAGGTCGATAGAGATTTATGGAAAGGCTATATTAGAAATGCTACAGCTAAACTATATTTTTGTAAAACTTATACTCATGTAAAATTAGATAAATATTATAAAAAAGTTAAAATTTTTACTTTTGTAGGTAGGAAATCTAATCGAATGGTAGCTACAGAAATGTGTAAATACTTTATTGATACAGTAGATAAATTAGCTGAAGAGGAATTTAAACAAGTTCCAGGTAATCGTACTACTATTAATAAAATGGCTCATGCTTTTAAACAAGGCTGTGCTTCTAAATTAGCTAAAAGATTAGTTGATAGATATAATGAGATAGTTCCTGATTATATCCCTCAAGGTAATCCAGATGGTTTACCAATTCTTTATAAAAACGAGCAACAAGCTATAACTAAATGGTTAGAGCAAAAAGGTATTCGTTTAAGAAGTGCCTCTTCAAGAATGAGTGTTCGAGACAGAGTAGCTTATAGCCGTGGATCAGAAAAAGGTTCTAAAATAGGAATAAATACACAAGTAAATGGAGCAACTAAATCTAGAATGTTAGGTAGATAATTGTTATAATAAGGCCAAGGAATTGGTCTTATGAAACTTACAGAGATTAGATATAAAAATATTATAACAAAAGTAGTCTTTAAAAAAATTGAAGATTATGCTGTGTATACTTTTAATAACAATACTCTCACTATTAGAAAAGGTTTAACTAAACAAATATTAGGTAAAACTTTGTTTCACGAAATTTTTCATATCATAATGGCTTTAAACAATTTTGAAGTAGGTCCTCATGGTGAAGAAAAAGTAGCAACATTAACTGAACAATATTATACTATACTTAAAAGTAATCCTGTATTAAAAAATTTAATAATAAGATGTATAAATGAATAAATTAAATAGTCCTATAATAAAAGAAATGATGATGCTTCCTACTGAAAATTATTGGGTTACATTTACTTATTCAAATAAAAAACAACCTGAAACTCATCTTTATTTTTCTTTTCCTCAATTTGATGTAGAACCTTATTTTCCTAGGGTTAATCGTTTTTTTGATTTTTGTATAGAAAATATGAAACAGTTCAATTTTATAGATTATGAAGTCATTGAATATAAAAATCCTGTTTTACGTTATCAAGAGAATTTAGAGAAAGAATTTACTATCCACTAATATAGTGTGACGTAGAACGATTTATAGAGCAGGTTCTACTTATATATAGAGTAGATATAGCTGTATTTTTTATTGTTTTTATGGATTATTTTTTATTTTAAAAATTATAAAGTAAATAAAATAGAAAGGAATAATATGACAATAGAAAAGTTAAGTAAGATTATCAAAGAAGTTAATAAAGATAACGCACCACCTAACGGCTGGCCATCAGATAAAGAATGGAACGAAGAAGAAGCTAAAAAAGCAGACGCAGCAGCAGGCTTAGGTTTAGAAGTTTCTGATTTCTGCGATGACGGCGCAGACTTAGAAGAACTACAAGATATAATGAATGAAGGGTAATTAATGACACACTTAGTAATTAAGAGAGATGATCTTATTTATGCTAATACTATTGCTAAAGCCAAAAATTGGCCTAGGCATTTTAAAAAGCATGAGTTTGAAGATGTAAAGAAGTTCGATAAAGAACAAGAGTGGCCAATCCACTTTTCAATTAGATTAGCTAAAGATAGACACAGGATTCTATTTGAACATTATAATGGAGAGTTATATCAACTAGATATACCTTTGAGTATTTATAATAGTCTAAAGCTATTATTGAAAAGTAAAAAAAGGGAGTACTTAAACTAATGACAGAGTTAACAGAAGCACACTTTGAGCTACATAGTAAAAATAAAGCTAAATTGCTTGAAGAAAGAAAAAAAAAAGAAACAAGTAAGTTATTTGATGATTGGATAAAAACGTGTCCAGTAGTTTATTATTTATCTGAAAAAGTAGATGAAGAAGTTAATAAAATAATCAAATATACATTTGATAAAAAAGTAAGGAGAAAGTAATGGAAATAGAAAGAAACCAAAAAGCTTTTGAAAAAAAGTTAAAAAAGGTTGAAGAGCTAAAAAAAAAGAGAATAGCAAAGCAAACGGCTAAAAAGCATCGACACTTTATGAAAGAAATTCCTAACTCTAAAGAAGGTTGGGCATTTATAAAGCAAATGAAAAAGTATCTACATAAAGGTAGATATAGTATAAGACTAAAGGGTCGTGGATCAAGAAAAGTACATGGTAATCAAAGTTTTGTGCCAATACCTCATGCTGAAAAGTATTCGGTGTACATTGATCACAAGATATTAGATAGGGAAAACCCTGCTTATTACTATAAGAAAGAATGGCAAACAAGAAGCAAACTAATTGATATGAAAAATCAAATAGACGCAATATTAAGAAGTGAATGAAATTAAGAAATAAAAAGTTAGATAAGTTAAAAGAAGAAGCGGATAAAGAGATAGATTATCAAGGTGGTGGTGCTTATAAAGCATTTTTAAAATTGTTTTATAAGAATATTATAGAGGAGAAGAAGAAAAAAAATGAAGTTAATATATCTGATAATACTACTGATGACAACAAGTTGTAGTGAGTTATTGTTATTGTCTAGTGGTGCCGGAGTTGTGGCATCACAGAATGTCTATACTAAAGCTTACAATAGTGTAGACATGATCACTGTTATATCAACTAAGAAAGATATCAAAGGCCATATATATAATAAAATAAAAGGAGAAAGTAATGAAGCACAAAAGCCTAAGTAAGATGAATGAGCAAAAAAAACTAAATAAAAAGATATTTCCTAAAGAATGGCAAATCTTTCATAAAACTAGAGAAACTTTAATAAAATGTGTTGATGACCATATAAAATCTATTAGTAATGTAAATGTTTATAATAATGGATCAAGAACTGATATTATGTTAAATACCTCTGGTGATTTTACTTTAATGAACGAGCATATGGGTTTGCCTGAACTAGAGGCTTTAAAGAAAAAAATAATTAAGTGAAAACAGTTATCCTGTATTTAATAGTTATTCTTGATCAAGGTCATGATTACGAATTACGCAAAATAATTTCTTATAAAGAATTATCTTGTAGTAAATGGTACGAAAAGAATATTAAATTTAAAGATAGAGAAAATAATAAGTATCAAGACTTAGAAGTAAATGGTTACATATGCGAATATGAGAAAGGAGAAAAAAATGGTTAAAGTTATAAAAAAAGAAAATAAAGAAGGAATGATTAATGTTATTGCTGATGATTTGTATAGGTTTGAAGATATACAAGAAGCCTGTATAAAACTTGGTTATGATAATGAGAAAGTGTTGGATGAACTAACTGGTTTTCCAAATGGTGAAGATAAATGTGTAGGAGTATTAGTTAATGAAAAATAAAATAAGTGAATATATTTAGATTAGATGACGATCCTCGAATTTGTGCTCAATATCATTGCGATAAGCACGTTCTTAAAATGATTATAGAGTACGGACAGCTATTATCGACAGCACACCGGCTTTGTGATGGCATAGAGAGCCGTGGATCCAGCAAGAGTGGTAAAAGCGAAGTACGAGTATGGAAATTAAGTAACGGCCTCGAGGATACTTTATATAAAGCTTCTCATGTAAATCATCCAAGTAATGTATGGGTTAGATCACATAAAGAAAATTACGTGTGGCTGTGTAAACTATGGATATATCTGTGCGAACAATACGGCCTCAGATATAAAAAAACTCACATGACTTATATAAAGTTAAACGATGCTCTTTGTGGTAATATTCCTATGAATATAGATACAGGAATAAATTTATCTAAGTTTCCTCAATGTATGCCTGAAGAATGTAAACGAGAAGATGCTATAACTGCTTATCGAAGTTTTTACAGGGCTCACAAACGTGAGTTTGCAACCTGGAAAAATGGCATGCCTGAGTGGTTTAATTAACTTTACAAACCTTTTAAAATATGCTAACCACTTTATAGATGTTAGTGTTTTTTCAATTTAAGCGATTTGGTTGTTATGCTAATGGCCTTGTTAAAGCTGATTCGCTTGATAAAGCGGGTAAGGCTCTGTGGAATGAGCCGGTTGAAACTTTTAAATGGGACAAACATACTCATGATGTACCCAAAAATACTAATTATCTAACTGTAGAGGAGTACAAATATGAGCGAAGCTCTGATGGAAAAACTGAACCAGAAGATGAAACTGGAAACCCAGTGGGCAAGTGAGTTACTTTCTAATGGTGAAGTTACTGTTGAAATGGCTAAAATCTCCAAAGAGGTTAAAGTTGTTGAACGTGAAATAAAAGAAGAAGTAGAACAAAAATAGTTCTACTGTACAAATTATAAGATTAATAATACCATAGCAATATGGCAAAGATACCTACATCACGTTTAAATTCTGCTCCTGAAAAATATGTTCAGAACGAATTTAATCAACTAATTGAAGATTTACAAGACATGATCAAAATTTTAAACTCTACTTATCCTAAAGACCAAAATGATGAGAGAGAAAGACAAGTTTGGTTTTTAGGAGGATAAATGGCAAATATATATAAAAATGAAATGTTTGCTTTAGCAAATACTGGAACTAATTTACTTTACACTGTACCTAATGATACACGGGCTATTATTAAAACTTTGCAAACTACTAATCTCGGAGCTAATACTGTTGTAACTTTAATAGCAAATAATACAATCACGAGTTATAACGCAGCGATTGAAGATGTAGTAAGTAACACTGCTGTAAACTTGTTGAAAGGGCCGATGATCCTGGAGGAGTCCCAAACTCTTTCTATCAATGCTAAAGATGCTAATGTTGTTTCAGGAATATTGTCTGTTCTTGAAATAAATAGGAACGAACAATAGCTATACTTGTTCTCATTTACTTATTCTAGTATATAAAGAACTTATTAACTAAATTAAAGGATAATCTATTATGTTACTGTGGTTTTTTAGGAAAGCTTTACTTATGTTGTTTTTGATACTTTTATACATCGTTATTACTATATAGAAATATAAAAATAAAAAAAAATATTTCAAATAATCTTTTTATAGCCAATACCAATACTTTTCGAGTATTATTCAATACTACTAATGATTCTAGTGGTATTGGCACTTCTCTGGAGCCAATACCGCCAATACCTTTCTTCTAACCCGAGGCTGCCGTGAGGACTTTTTTTGATTTTTATATTTAATTATTTATATTTCTATATAGTAGAATAGACTTTTAAGTTGTTTATTGTTTAATTTTATTGTATCTAAAGTAAATACAGCAAAGTAGATTAAGAATAATTAATAATAACTAAAAAAGAAAGGTAGAACATGAGTAACATAAACTTGGCTTTAAAGCCAAAAGTAAGTCTAAAAACTAAACCTGAGGTTGTAAAACCTAAAGCTAAAGTAAAAGCTATGGATCCTAAAGATTATAAGGGAACTTATAAATATGATAAAGATTCTAGAATACAGGTTTGTGTAGATAAAAACCCTAAAAGAGAAGGCTGTAATGGCTGGAAAAGATTTAATCTTTACAAAAATAGTATGAAGATTAGAGATTTTTTAAAAGCTGGTGGAAAAACTATAGATTTAGATTGGGACAGAGAAAGAGGCTTTGTTGCAGTAGAAATAATAGATGAAGTTGGTAAAGCTGGTAAATCTCAGAAATCAACATTTAATCTTAAAAAATAATTATATTGTATAATTAAAGTTTTTTACGATTATTAATAAAATAGCGAGTAATAAGTTTTTTATGTAGTTATATTTTACTTATTACTTGCAGGGTCGTTGACGCTGGCACATTAATAAGTCGCCTATGTAACAAACGAAAGGGTGGTAACGGCCCACAATAATTATAACTTAAAAAGGAGAATATATGGGATATACTAACTATTGGCACCAAAAAAACGATATTTCTGATGCTAATTGGAAAAAAATAAAAGATGAATATAATAATTATATTTTATCTGTTGCAGGTAAACGCATAGTTGATCTTTCTAAAGAAGATATTATTAGTTTTGACGGAGGTTGTGAAACTTTTGTTTTTTCTAAATATGCTACGAAAGAAGCTGATCGTAGGTATCCAGAAGAAGATTTATCATTTCATTTTTGTAAAACGAGGGCTGCCTTATACGATATATTTGTATGGTATTTACTCACTTACATAAATAAAATAGATCCAAGCATATCTATTGATAGAGATAATTAATATTGTATTAATTGTTTTATACTTTTTATAATTTTAATTAATAACTAAAAATAGAAAGGAAGAAAATGTATAGAGAAATAGATGGCGTAAAGTTAAAAGATCCTACACTTCAAGAAGCTCAAAAGTTCGTTGGTGGTTGGGTCGAATTGGTAAGAGTAAAAGATGGAGTTCTTTTAGTTAATGAAGAGGCTAAACTTAAAAGATTAGAGGCTAATCCAGAAGCAACTCAAAAATATACTGAAATGCATGGTTCAAGCACTACTATATTAGGACCTGCTATATTTATTCCAGAAAGTGTAGAATCAGAATGGCTATAAAAAGAAGTGTTTCAGACACCGTAGCAAGGGCTTGGTTTGATCGATATAAAAAAGAAATGACTACTTCTGAGTATGATAAGTATGTTTCTGATTTTAAAAAAGATACAGTTGTTTATAGAGCAACTTGGAAAGATGCAGAAACGCCTAACGAACCAATGCCTGATGGAATTGAGGTATTAAATGCCTGATAAAGTTGATTCAAAAATATGTGTATTATGTAATAAAGAATTTACTGGTTGGGGAAATAACCCTGAACCTTTATCTGACGTAGGTGTTTGTTGTAAGACTTGCGATAATGAGAAAGTAATACCAAAAAGAATGGAGGAACTAAATGTCTGATAAATTAGAAGATAAAAATTTACCTGACTTTGTAACTAAAAAAGTAGATATGTTGACGGCGGCCAAACTTTTTAAAAAAGCAGTAGATAAACAGTGTAGACATATGGGTCAAGATCCAAATTGGGAAACTAATATGTTGACTTATGGTAGACAACATGGATCTAAAGGATCTGATTCTGATCAACAAATTTGTGTTAATTGGGAGGCAGGACCACATGATTGGGGAGTTGCTTATTCTTTAGGTGCTAACCCTAAAAGTTATATGTTGCACGAAAATATACAAGATTGGTATTTAGAATGTTATTGGGGATTTGATGTTATCTTTACTCCTATTGATTTTGCTAAATCTCTTAGATATAAAGATGTACAAATAGGAAAACCAATGGCTAAAGGTATGATTCCTAATTATACTGTTGAAATAAAGACTTTAAATTAAGGTAATTTTACTGTTTAATATTGTTAATAATTATATATTTTATAAATATAGAAAAAATATAGAAAGGGAATAATATATGTTGTACGCACAATTACTTAGTTTATTTGCAATACTATTACTACTTGGTAGTGTATTCTTTTATAAGTTTTTTAATAAAAAAATAAAAGATCAAGAAAGACAAAAAGCATTACGTGAATCTTGCGAAAGAGCCCAAGGAGGTTTTTATGGCAGATAATCATACTTTTTTAAAAGATAAAAAAGACGTTTATGGTGATGAAGATTATAGAGGATATAATATTAAGTACGATAAAACAGGGTATTCTGTTTTTCTTCTTGATAAATTTTTATTTCATAAAACTTACTATTCAGCAAGATATCTAGCTAGAGTAGATATAGACCAAATACATGCAGCTAGAATTAAACGAGATATAAAACATATACAAAGTGTTGACGCCAACGTATGGAGGTTTAAAAAATGAGTAAACAAAAACCATACGTATCAATGTTAAGTAATGGCCAATACTCCGTATTAGACGAAAACGGTGAAGCAGTTTTTACTACTGGAAATAAAGAGTATGCCTTTTACTATTTTAGAAGAAAATTATGGAAAAAAAAGATGAGTAAAATAAGTAAAGTTAATCTTGATAAAACTATGCCTGATGGAATATTTCGTTATACAAGTAAATCTGGTAAAGAAATTAAAGATTTTTATGAAGGTCATGATGTTAATCCAGAAGACGGATTAGTCTTTTATAATGATAACGTAGTGGGTTCTTGGTCGTTTGAACACGATAGTAGATTAGGAAGTTATGTTTCCAAGATAATAAATAATAAAGAATTTCACGATCATTATCATAATGAGAAAGATATAATTAAGGCTTGTAATCTTTAATAATATTGTATATTGTTGTTATCTATTCTTTATTTTTAGATTAAGTAAAAAATAACTAAAAAGGAGAAAGTATGGACCCTGTGGCTTTAATGAAACAAAAGTTAGACAATTATGTAGAAAATTGCATACTTGATGGTGATTATGTAATGACTGAACAAGACGAAAAAGAATACAGATTGCAAGGTCGAGGTAAAAACGAAAACTACCACATATCAATTTACCATAGTAAACAAACTGTTGTACCCGAAACTATCGTTGACATTGACGATGGACATACAGGATCTGTCCACGTTAAATTTAAAAATCATCATGGTGTTAAAGATATAATTTCATGGCATAAATCTAGATTATAATACAATTTACATTGTTGAAATAATCGCTATATTAGGATAAATATGGCGATAACTATAGACCAACTCCATCAGACTAACGAGGCAACCTTATCCTCAATGGAAAAGAAGTTCTGTGAGGGTATAGCTGTCGGAAAAGGTAAGAGGAACGCTGCTGTTGACGCAGGTTACTCAGAAACTTCTGCTCACGTCCAGGCTGCAAGAAACTTAAAGAAAGATAAGATTATCCAGTACATCGATAGATTGAGGGCTGATGCTAGGCGCTTGACTGGTGAAAGCGTGTCTCAAGAGGTCGAAAAGCTAGACGTGGTGTACAAAGATGCTTGTGCCAAGAAACAATACTCTGCCGCGGTCAATGCGATAAGGCTGAAGGCCCAATTGTTAGGGTTCTTGATTGAGAAGAAAGAAGTACAACACTCGACACTAGATGCTATGAACGATGATGATCTATCTACATACCTAAACAAAATAGAAAAAGAACACAACATACAATAACACGCCGCCGCCGTCCTTGTGTCAATGATGCTTGTTGAAGTGTGCTTGTGTCAATGATGCTAGTTGCTTGTTGCGGTGATGATCATGCTTGTGCCTAGTGGATCAGTAGGGATCAAAGGATCAAGGCGGATCAGCAGGGATCACGATATAATAAAAAAGCTCTAGACCTTACCTAACTTAAAAATAATATAAAACGAATTAAAACGTATATTTTTTTTTTAAATAGATTATTAATTATTTATTATTAATTAAATTAGAAAGTTAAAAAATG